CTACAATGACACAAAACATCGCTGGACATTTCCGTCGGGAGCCTGGATTCAGTTCAGCTATATGCTGCGCGCTGAAGATGCTAGGTCCCACGACACCGCCGAATACAACTACATAGGTTTCGATGAACTCACGGCGTTTGAAGAATTCCAGTACGTCTTCCTCACGTCCAGATGTCGTACTTCAGATTCTTCTTTACCTGCAATCGTTAGGGGTGCTACTAACCCTGGTAACGTCGGCCATGCTTGGGTTCGTCGTCGCTTTGTCGAACCTGCTAGAGCAGGATACACCAAGATCTTTGACAGAGCAGCCAAAAGCTACAGAATCTTCATCCCCGCCAAGCTGACAGACAATCAGTTCTTGATGCAGGCGGACCCTAACTACATCAATAGACTCCAACTTCTACCACTTGCGGAACGTAAGGCCAAGCTCGAAGGTGACTGGTGGACATTCACTGGTCAAGTATTCGACGAATATCGCTTTGAGCACTTCGCAGGTGAGCCAAAGAACGCGCTCCATCTCATAGATCCATTTCCAATTCCAGCTTATTGGCCCAGGATTGTAGGAATTGACTGGGGTCATGCAGCAATGACGTGGATAGGTTGGGCGGCCGTCGCGCCTAACGGACAAGCCTTCATTTACCGTCAGTACGGTCAGAAAAACAGGAAGATTGTCGATTGGGCTAGCGACTTTGTTCGCATATCTCAGGAAGAAATCATAGATTCAGTAGTTATCGACCCGTCGGCGAAGAGACGGGAAGGGGATTTGAAGTCGATATTGCAGCAGTTCAGCGATGTCCTTAATCCTCCTAATCTAGAACAGAGATTCAAGATACAATTAGCAGATAATGATCGCATCAGTGGTAAAATGCTGATGCATGAATACTTGAGATGGAAGCCAAAGCCAGAACGTATCATACCAAAAGAGGGCTACTCGATTGAGATCGGTGCGCGTATCTTCAGAATCTACGGAGAAAAGGCATATAAAGAGTATGCCTCGATGTTCGAGCCGGAGAAGCCGGAAACGAACCTCCCGAAGCTCCAGATTTTCAAGAATTCACGCATGTACGTGGATAAGGATCTCGGAGCGCTCGAAGACGTTATTCCGCTCTGCATCTATGACGACACCCGAATGGAAGACGTCATGGAGTTCGATGGCGATGACCCGTACGATGGGTGTCGCTATCTCGTAAAAGAGATACATCGTTGGGTTGAGCAGAGCGTTACAGTAAGTGAAGATCGAGAAAGACTGAATGCGGTCCTTGAGTTCCTACAGAACACAGGAGACATGACCGGATTCTACAGAAAGATGGAAAAGCTCGAGCGCGACAAGAAACATAACGATCGTCCAGTCAAGTTATTTCACAAAAGACCAAGACGTTCAAGATTTCCTTACTACGTGGCGCACTGAAAGGCAAAAATGCTGATCATCATCGTCCTCTTGATTCTGTTAATCGGTATCGGACCGTGGTATCCCTATAGCCGTAGTTGGGGATACAGTCCAATGGGGCTTCTCTTACTAATCCTCATTCTGTATCTTTTGTTTGGTCGTGGGAGACTCTAAATTGCTTGAGTGGTTCAAGAGTCTTTTCGTTCGTACTTATACTCTTCCACAGTCCTGTGCTGGTTGTGTCGCGCACAGGATGCACATCGAGGACTTGCAGAACCTTCTCAAGTCAGAAAGAGAAAGTTATGCAAGTCTACTTGCGATGGTCGTTCCTGCGACGAACCGAAGTCAAGCTTCGACTGAGGATCAGGCCACCGAAGGTGGCATGAAGCCACTCAGAAACAATCTTTCTATATCTCAGCTGAGAAGACTAGCGGAGCAGAAGGAACGCGAAACACATCCCAACGCTAACAAAGAATATTGGGAACGCGTGCAAGCCGACTACGACAAAGCTGGGAAACTTCCTACAGTTGAAGTAAATGGCTAGTTCTGAAGATTACGACGACGGCGGTCTATATACTCGTGCCATACGCGCGCTCGGTGGGGTGCGTGACTGGTGGAATACGCCTCGTCCTCCGACTAGATTTGAGCGTCTCCGTGGTGGCATGGACCCTTTCGAGCCTCCTGGTGGTGATGTTAATCTTCCTGTAACGCCACCTGTTAAGGAGCCTTTCTCTATTCCTACTCCTGAGAAAATTGGACAGGCAGTTGGAGGCAAGCTCAGATCAGCAGGTCAAAAGATTGCAAAGAACGTTGGTGACTACACCGAACATCTTCGTAATGAGTTCAGGGGAACTCAAGATGTCGGTGATGTCGCGAGCGTTCTTGGTGAAGATATCAAGACAGGTTACGAATCCCTTCCTCAGTCTACAAGAGATAAACTCGGTAAAGCCTCAGGAGTCCTTGGTGCATCTACTGAGAGTATAGGTCGAGCGGGTGGTGCATACCTGGACGTTATTGATCCAAGAAACACAGGCTCTGAGAAGAAGCCTATGTCCGATGTGGCCTGGGAAGGTCTCAAGGGCGTCAAGTCAGGCTACGAAAAGGGAGCGTTCCACGCCAGCGATCTAGGACAGGAAACTCTCAAACGCACGGGCTCGACAGGAAGTAAGATACTTGATGCCCAGATTCAATTAGCTCTAGGATCTGTCGATGCACTTGGATTAATTCCTGCTGGCGCTGTCCTTGGTGCAGGTGCTGACGTTGCTCATGGTGTGATGGGAGGTTGGTTACCTCCTAACCTTTGGAAGAAAGTTCGTGGTGTTGAGGGTTTCACACATCAGCTAAATTACGATAGTGATGCTGAGAAAATTCTTAAGACTGGTTTCGGCACACATTCTGGTGAGGATGTGATAGAGCGCATGGGTCATGCAGGTTATTACACACCTGCTCAGGCCAAGGCAGCTCGTGCGTCAGGTAAAGCTCCAACAGGACAGTCCAATCAGAGCTATTCTTATGGTAATCAATTACCCCTAGACTTCCCAGAGACTACAAAAGTTCTAGATGTCCGAATGGCACCTGTGCCTCGTGAAGATATCGATGTAATTCTTTCTAGGCTTGATCCAGTTAAAGATAAGAAATACATACAGGACATCGAACATGCATGGGAAGCTCAGCGTCCTTATGCTGAGGCAGTACCACATGCAGATGTCAGGTCAGGCAAGATCAAACCCGCAGTTCTCGCAGCACACTATAAGACTCTGGAGGCAGACCCGGTAGCGAAAAAGGCTATTGAAGATCTCAATTCCCTATTGAGCTATCCTAGTCATAGTGATGTGGGATACGTAGGCACAGTGCATGGTATCGGTGGTGTGCCTGGGAAGACAGGAACATCCGCACTTAATCATCCAAGTATGCCAATGGAGTATGGTGCGATTCACTATACTGACTATGTGGCTGGTAATGGTTATGGTAAACAAGGGTCGATAGCGTTTGATCCAAGACAAACTCTAACTGCTCCAGTAGGCTCTACCCTAGATCCTAAAAAGACTCCCTGGCAGACGATGGGACTTGCCCCGGCTGGCACACCCAAGGGAGATTATGGTTCGTCATACTTCAAAGGAATTATACCCTCAGACGCTCCAGGTGGGGTGTCAGCACCACTCCCAGGACAGGCTCCTGGACTACCTGTAGTTCAGCCTCCACCGACTTCTCAAGAGGCTCAGGCGCTAAAGTGGGCTGAAGAAAACCTCAATCCTCCGAAGATCAAACCAAAGAAGCCTAAGGTCTATCCTGCTGAAGGACCAATGCATGAGGGTCAGCCTATCTCGACATACGAGCAGGGGACTCTCAAGGAGCTTGAAGCTGCTGGTCGACCTCTTGATAAAGTTCAGACAAAGAAGCTCGCTGCTATTAAGCAATATGAGAGTGGTCGACTTCCTGTCGAGGCTCCGACCGCTGTTATCCCAGAGCCATCAAATAGCTACATAGGCGACATGCTTAATGCAGCTCAAAAAGGTGATAACCCTGAGAATATCCAAGGTTCTTGGGGGATGCTACTTGGCTCTGAGCAGGTAGAATTTTCTCAGAACTACCCAGATTTGTACGAGAAGATTAAGCCTATTATATTCCCTGCACCCGAGGTTGCAGGTCATCCTACTGATTCTCATTGGGCTAGCTTTGGTGCTACTACACCTCCATCTGCTGGTACGTTTGCTGCCAACCTCAAGAACGGTGGGACATACGATGAGATTATAGAAGCATATAACAAGATGTCTCCTGGAGGAAAAGAAGACTTCCAAGACTTCTTTACGAACGAGTATGATCTTTTTCAAAATATTGTAAAGGCTAATGAGCCTGTTTCGGCACCTAAGAATCCAGAGGCTGCTCTATATCAACCACAGACTCATCGGGTGATGCAGCAGCACGCAACTGACTTAAAGAGTATCTGGGAGCAGTATGGTATTCCACCAGCGTGGGGTAACAATCTAGACGAATTCTTTAATGCTGCCATCCATCCAGACCTATCGCCCCATGACTTGCATATGGCTGCGGTCGATTGGGCGAATCAGTCAGGTAATCCTGGAGCGGCCGAGGAGATCAAAGAACTCTGGGAGATGAAGAAGACAGCTATTGACGATGGGACTGAACTTGCTCCCGGTCCAGCACTTACAAACTTTATAGATGATGTTGAGCCAGTTGTAGAGAAGGTAGATGTGTTTGATCCTGGAAGTGGGAAGTCCTTTGGGACTTTCGACTCGCAGGCTGAAGCAGATGCCTTCATAAACAGCCATCCACAGAGACAATTTCTAGATTCTGCTCCTCATGATCCGATGTACATGGCAGGGGAGACTGAATTTCCGTCAGCAGTACAGGGTGAAAATCTAGATGTCGCTGGAGTAAATTTCGACGCATTGATGAAAGGTGCTACGAGACCAGCTCCTACAGCAACACCTAATCTTGTCAAGAAACCTACTGCAGAAGATATACTATCTACACGCGGGTCTGGCCCTGAGTGGGATGACTTTGTTGATCAGGGTGGCATAGAAGCTGCTACTCAAGACATGAGTCAGATAGGTAAACTTGAACCTGTCCAGTCACCCATTGAATCAATGGGCGGGAAAGCTCCAAGTAAAGGTGCTAAAAAGCTTGCAAAGACTGCGGGCAGTGATGCTGCATGGTTACAAAAGTCGGTAAAGCAACTCCGTGAAATGCAAGCACAGGGGATGAAGTTACCTCCTGTAGCTTTAGATAAAATTGCAGCCTTTGATGCAAAGAAAGCGGGTAAAGTCTCCCTCAAAACAATGGGGGACTATGCTGCTGAAGCTGAGAAAGAATTAGGAAATGTCGCGCCCCCTGCTGCTCTCAATCCTCTTGGTAAGGCTACGCTCGAGAATCTGGATGCTGAGGGTCATCTAGATTATTTGAGGAACACCTATGGGAATGTTGCAGAGAATCTTGCTAAGCATAGTGGGACAGAAATGGGCAGCATCGAATCCCATACAAAGGATGTGCTCAAGCAGTGGAAGACTCAATTAGACCCAGAGGATTTTGAAGATATCTCCAGCCGGTATGGGACGGATGTAAATGCTCTAATGAATATCGCGCTCCCTCTGCACGATATTGGGAAGCCCGGAGCTTTAGCTGCTGGTGACAAAACCTTGCAACATTCGCACACTGTCCCTATCATGACGGAGATTCTAAAGAAGGAAGGGTTTGATCAGAAAGATATCAATCTTGCTACAGAGCTTTTTAATCATGACATGATTGGTGGACTTCTTCAGGGGTCGAGCAAATATACACCACAACAGGTTGCAGATGAACTTGTAAAGAAGGCCGATAAACTCGGCATGAGTCCACGAGACTTTGCTACATTGCAGCTCGCATTCTTTCAGGCAGATGCTTCTTCATATCCGTTCGTTACGCAGTATATGAAGCAGATGCCAAATGGTGCTTGGATATCAGATAGTCCTAAGATCAAACCAATCAAGGATTTGATTGTTGGGCCAGGAGCTACCAAGGCTGTTGAAGCTGTCGATAATACTTATAAGATTAAGGTTCCTGATGCTGAAGATCTACTTGGTGGAACAAAGAGCAAGTCAATTTATACCAAAGGTGGTCAGGACTACCTATTCAAGGAAGCTAATCCATCTTACTTTGCAGACCAGGAAGTATCTGCAAACAAGATCGCTAACCTCTCGGGTCTACATCCTATCAAGATAGAGAAGATGGAAATGGGTGGTAAGCCTGGGACAATGCAGGCCGCTGTTGGAAACAACATGAATTGGCCGACACTCAAAGAGGTAGATTTGACCACACTCACCGCAGGTGAGTTGCGAGACATAATCAGAAAT